TGTAGCCCTTCATGTATCGCCTTGTGCGTTCACCTTCTGGCAATATCTGCAATTCTCTACCGGTTAGAGGCTGTGCGCTTATAACTATGTCAAATGTACTAGACGTACCATCATCAAACAATCCATCAACATAACCATCAGTTCTAGCGCTGATAGTATTATCAGCCTGTGACACTCCACTAGAAACAACGATATTAGTCATAACTATTTCATTGCCTTCATCTTCGCATGTAATAGTAATGGCTCTTGCGCCTGTGACTGTGGCCGTATCTATGGTTGCTTGTGATTCTATTTCAGTTGCTAAATCTAACAATGTTTGTGCATGAGTAGCATTAAAAGGAACTGTAGTAATTGCAGTTCCGTCAATATCCATATCAATTTCATTGGCTACTATAAAATCAGCATCAAAAGTTAATATTAAACTTTGAACAGCCGAAGCAAACCTAGTAACCTCAACAGTTACGCCATATTCTGCTATTAAAAGTAAGCCACTCATTTAATTTTTACCTCAAAAGCTATTGATTGCCTTAGTCTGCCTGTATCTACTAATGGTGTTGATGAGTTTTTTATTCTTCGTGCAAGAGTTTTAGGACTTAACGACGCAAATAAATTCTGTGAGAACGATTTTTGTATATGTCCTTTATGCAATACGCCTAATTTATTTAATGCGCCTCTAGTTGAACTTCTACCTTTATAAATTTCATTAGTGAATCTTGCTATCGCCACACCTAGCTTGCTTTTATTGTTATTGAAACTCATACTCATAAATGGTCGTTGTGGTATGTTTTTACTCGGAAGCCCGTATTCGTGTATTGCACCTACATTTGCTATAGATAATTTTCCGCCTTCAAATCCATAATCACCTGCTGACGATAAAATTCCGACTTTAACAAATGATTTATTCATAAGTTTAAGTTCTTTTTGAATTTTTTTCCAACCTTTGTCTATAACCGTTGTGGTCATTCTGAATACGTTCCTCTCTGTGTTATAACAAGAGGGCCTCTAATAGCTTCGCTTCGAATTCTTATATATTCCTGACCATATCTAGTACCTGCAAAACTTCCGGCTGATGCGTCTGATTGTGCTGTTGTATATTTTCTTGCAAGATCGCCAACTTTAGACGATTCTATTTCACCACCAACAACAGTTGCGCTGCTAGATAATCCAACAGCCAACATGTGAGCGGATAAATAAATGTGCGCTAAATCTGCTTTACTCGCAAAAACGTCCCTGTTAATTGACAGGGACGCATCTGTTATATAAATATCAATCAAATCAGTATCAACATCAGCAAATTCGGGAAACCTTGTAGTAATATCTGCATTTGTGATGCTCATTTATTAACCCCATTTATTCCTCGTCTGATTTCTTTTTTATTGATACTTTTTTCAACTGTTCTTTAATCACTTTCTTTACTGAACCTCTAACTTCTGATTCATACCAATTTTCTAAGGTATCTTTTACAAGACATTCTAAAACGATGTCTTTAGCATCAGAAGCATTGTATTCAGCTAATGAAGAGAAATGCTCTTTATCAACTTCCGGTGCTGCTTCAATCTTTTCAACTTGCGCTTTATCTGGGCTGTAATTTTTAACAACCATTTTAGATTCTGCCAATTTCTGTTTTACTATTGGATTCTCTTTTACTCTTGCCCAAATAGATTCTTTGATCTCGTTCAATCCGGGAATTAATTTAAAATCTTCGCCCCTGATTATAAACGCACCTGGCACATTCCATTTTACAAATACAACTTGTTCCTTACTCACATTATCCTCCTTGGTTAGATTCCTTCGTACAATGCAATGCTTAGTGGATAGTAAACTATAACGCCACCGATTCTTTCGTGTGCATCAACTACGAAGTCTAAATGTTCTCTGAAAGGTGGGAATGTTTCGAATTCCTGTGGTATTTCTAAGGTCAACTTGTCAGGATTTCTATCATAAACAACCATTGCATCATTCGAATAGGAATCATTGTTAGCTGCTTTTAATTCAACAAGCCAATCGACCGACTGAATAAAAGGATTAACTTCTAGAAAATGTTTTAAAACAGTAATATCGCTACCATTGCCAAGTCTCTTTGAAGCAATTAAATTATATTGTTCAATAGGCAACAACATTGAATTCGGTGCTTCTACGCCATTTGTTAAATCAACAATTCCTGTGACTGCGTCATTCATATCTCTAAGGATTTGATCTGGTGATTTTGTTGACCAAGTAGTTGTAGCGCCAACGCCATCTGCTGTTACTGTACCAGTTGTGATATTAGCATTGGTCAAAAATCCGCCCAAGCCGTATGCTGCATCGCCAAATAAAGCGATTGTGTTCTCAAGATCAATAGCTGCTTTACGTGCAACATTGGCTCTTGACTGTTGTAAATTCATACCTTTAAGCTGTGCGGCTCTAATTTCTTGAATATTCCAAGCGTAAGAATCACCAATAGATTTAATGTTTGAAATGTATTCTTTACCCTTAACATCTACACGTCTAAAATCTTTAGCATAGTTGTTAATGATCTTAGCAGCACCAACAGAATCAAACTGTTCATATTTGATTGTTTCAGCACCATTTGGCACTTCAAAAGAAACCGGCAAAATCTGTCTAGCTTTTTTAGTTGGATATTTAATGTCATATGATTTTGATTTCATATATTCTAACTGTCTTGCAAAATAAACCTGCTCTACAGCATCCAGTCTACCATGAGACTGACTTTTGATTGATGATAATGTATTGTCGAATGATTTGCTCATTGTTCCCTCCGTTTTAAATTATTATACTAAGCTCAGTTCTACTATTGCTAGAATTTCGCTATCGCTAGTTGTTATTGAATCACTTACAAATCTTGCTGTCGTTACTGCGACTGCGGTCGTTGTATCTGCATCAGTTCTAAATCTTCCACGTGCTTCATTCTCAACGCCGGAGGTTGTTTCAGTTACAACAATTCCTGCCTGTGATACTCCAAGCGTAATGCCTTCATCTTCTAATACTGTTTCTGATGTTTCCGTTCCAATTACAGAAGTAATTGTTATTGTTCTATTGCCTGCTCCACCAACAACGGCTGTTGATACACTTGCTTGAGCCTGAATTTGTGCTGCAAATAATCCCATTGTAGTTACATGGTCGGCTGCATAAGTTTCAGTCAAAACATTACCATCAACTGTTACTGTTACAATGTTATCTGTAATTATGTCAGCGTCAAGTACAAATGTTTGAACCTGTGCGCGGCCTTCAAATCTAACAAATACACTATCATCAGGTGTAATGGCTTCTTCACAACGAACCCAAATTCTGCCTTTTCTCATTGCTGCTATTGCTGATAATACTGCCCATTCTTCATCAGTTGAATTCATATTCTGCAATGCAACGCCTAGCATATCATCACCAGTTAAAGAAGGTAACTTAACACCATCTTCATCGCCTGATACTTTTGCTATCATCTGACCATAAGGAATTGCATTAGAAGGATTGTTATATGTTAAAATGTCTTGTGGGCCATTATCGACTACAAAACCTTTTTTTCCTGCATCCATATTTAAACTATAAGTTGTCTGTGACATTTCTGCCTCCTATTATGTAAAATTATTATTTTTCTTATTCGTATTCTTTCAATCCAATTTTCCAAGCGTTCTCGGATTTATCCATATATTCTTTTTTCTTTTTTTCAACATCTGGAAGGTCAGTATTGTCAAGTTTAGCATTTCTAATGTCATTTTCTAACTTATCAGAACCATCTTTCTTTTCTTCTTTGAAATTCTCTTTTAAAATTGCAAATGCGCCATTTATATAATCTTCACTAGCATCATCAAGTTTAGCATTTTCATTTAGTTTTTTAATAACTTCTTTTTTCAAATCAATATCAACTAAACCATCAACTTTAAACTCTTTGCCAAGAACCTTTAAAGCAAAGGCATCTAAGTCCATCTTTTCTTTAGCCATTTTAATCATATCTTCTTTGCTGACTTTATTTTCTTTTTCTTTTTTTAGCTCTTCGGTCATGCTGTCAAGTTTACCTTGTACTTCGTCTTTGCTTGATTTTGAAGTTGATAGTTCAACTTTTATAGCTTCAAACTCTTTATCGCGCTTAATAACTGCTTGTGCTAGATGGCCGTTCTCAGTACTATATTCAATACCATCAATTTTAAATTTGAATTCCATTTTATTACCTCCGTGAATTTTGTCGTTGTTATTTTTTTCCTCTAATTGTTTTAGATCGCTTTTTTTGTGATGCAGAGACTCTTGCGAAGATCGTATTTCCTTTTTTCCTTCTTGGTCGTTCTTCTTTTCCAACGAATACGATTCTATTTCCGACTTCTTTGTCGTCTTTTTTTGATTGCATAAATCCTCTTTCTCTGTACTGTCACATTTTATCATAACAGCATCCATTCTGTCTAGTTTTACTCTTACCTCATGGCCTGCCCTGCCTCTATCAACAATCGCAACGTGATTATAAATTATGTTTCTTTGGATTGCATCGTATTTCTCACCATTAAATTCGCCGGGTGTTTCGTCCATATCTATTTCATAACCACATGACACTTCGACTTTTCCATTTTCAGTAATATCTTCAATAGTATCTTGATCGATTATAGTTAAATTAGTCTTAATCAGATGATCTTGTTTCTCTACATTTGACCCTGTATAGCCAACTTGGTACTTTTTTGCATTACTCGAATTAATCATTTTAGGTGGATGATCATTAGTAACTGGAATTTCACTTAAAGTATTTATTGAATCGTCTTTAAATACCTCGTCTGGCGGTCTTAATTCATTTCGTTCTGTTCCGTCTGCGTATCTATATTTAAAAACACCGACTCTGGTCACAAATGCAGGAACTTTTAAGAAGCCTTGCGATGTAATTTTTGGCTCGCCTATTGGGACTATGTCTGATCTAAATAGTTTCATAGAGATTCAATTTTAACTTTATTCTTTTGTAGTAGCAAGTTTTTTATTCAAAAACGGGTATTGCCACGCATCTGCAATTAATTTCTTCACCGGGTATCGGTGAATCTTTCCAAGATCGAATCCTTCCATTCAATGATTCATGGCTATCTCTAACACGTTCATCGCCTGCCGTTTGCCATTCATATTTCTTAACACCAACATCGTTTTGCCTTAATTTATTAAGGTTGCCATTGAATTTAGATACTTGATCTCGTGCTATCAATGCGGCTTTATTTTCACTAACGCCAACAGCCTTTTGAATATCAACGCCAATGTCCTTCGCTAGTTTACCTGTTTGCGCACCTCTTGTGATTATGCCCTCGATGCGCTCAAAATATTGCTCTTCAATAGATTCAATCAACTTGGTGTTACTCTTAACGAATGTTGATATTTCAGCCGATAGCCAAGGCTCGTTTGTAATAGCTTGTATTCCGGTCATTTGTTTGACTAGTCTATTGTAATACCTTGAATTTTGAGATTCTACATTGTCTGCTACGTTTAAAGCCATTTGTTCTTTTTTATTATTAGTTAATTGCTTTGATGTTTGAATTCTCAATATGGTCATAGCCTGATCTATTTCATCAGAATAATCATCTTGCCTATCTGTTATCGGTCGAAGCATTTCGGCTGATTCTAAAATCACAGGCAATGCCGGTATAATTATTTCCTTTGTAAGATTATTCAATATATTAACAATTTGTTTTAATTGTCTATAATAATTCAATTCAAGCGTTTTAGTATTAGGCGGGATAAGAGGTTTTTTTAATTTCTTAGATCTGCCCATTTGCTTTGATAAAGATGTGATGTCTGCATCAAGCGTCATTTTCAGTTTCCTTTTTTAATTCCATATCTAAATCTTTGTCAATATTGGTTTTAATAGAATACTCATCGCCTCCCCATCTGCTATTTCTCACTTCGTCTATAGTTAAAGCACCTCTATCAATATAATTACTATCAGCCTCGCTTGTGATTTTAGTTATTTCTGCTTTTTCCTTTTCGTCTAATTGCCATAATGGATTGAATTCTATTTTGTATCGAGGAATTTTGCCTTTAGTAACAAAGGCTTTTTCGCTGAATATAATATCAGCCATATAATTTATACCGGGCAACATTTTTGCTTCTTGTAATGATTTCACATGGTCAAACCATTGTGTCATTTCGCTATTGCCAGTATTCGCAAGACCACCTGTCGGACTTTCGCCAAGAATAATTGTATGCGGCATGTCGGTTGCAGCGACTAATCTATTCTCAACCTTATCAACTAAATCTTTAAGACCTGCAACATTAGTTGTTTTGCGCTCGTATTCTTCGCCCTCTTCAATTACTATTGCATGCAACATTGAACTCATAAGAGTTGCTAATTCAAGTCTTTTAGTTACTAAACTTTCTTCACCTGATGCTATGAGACTTGATAACTGTTTCATTTTTATAACCATAACAGTAAAATCTGTTATGATAGTTGCAACTGAATCATGTGAACCTTGGTAATTTCTTACTGCATTATAAACACGCGATAAAACCGAATCGCCCCAATATGAATTTTGAGCTCTTAAATTCGTTGGTAGCAAAACTCCATCTGTCCTAATTATTCTGCTATTATGAATTGAAGCACCTAATTTGTCGTCTGTTGCAGTAACAATCGAATAAGTTTCCGGAAACCCAAAATAATGATTGCCTAGATCTTGTATTAAACTTAAACTTGGTGATAGTTGATATCTATCCAATACGGTTAAATAATCAATATGCTTTATATCTTCTAGATTGAGTTCTTCTTCTGGTTCTTGACCTGCTATGCCGATAATGATTCCAGACCCACCATACAATCTTGAATTGATTATGCTTTGTTTAAGTTTTTGATCGAAAAACAACTCTCCTTTTCGTTCTATAAAAGCATTTTCAATTTTCTTATCATCATCATTTTCAATTTTGATTGTGTAGCCCATCTTGAACATTTCTTCTACTGGCCTATCTATAATTCGGGCAGCTACATCATCCTTTTGATACAATGCTTCAACTGTTGATTGATCTAAAAACTCGATTGCTATATCGGCTGCAAGTCTTTTGTCTGTGCCTGACAATCCCAAGCCTGTTAAGATATTTGACCAACCATCCAATCGTTTCATTACATTATCAAAACCTTTTTCTAATTTTTTATTACCAAACATTTGTGCCTCCTACATCTTCAATAGATTTTTTAATCGTGTGACAGGGTCTAAATCACCAAAGAAATATTTTAAAGCCTGTGTAGTGCAATCCACCTGATCATCATACTCGCCATTGGGAAAAGCAAGATGTTCATCTAAATAATCGCCTACCCAAGACTGATGATCTGGGTGCGGAATATAAACATTCCCTGATTCAATAGCCCATGAAACAGCTTCTGCCCTAGCATACTTAGAGCCTTCTGGATTAACGGGTAATATTCCTGCTATTTTATTTTTCAATGTTTCAATGATCGCTGACCCATTTGCTTTATCTTCAACGAGCTTTGTTCTCGATTCTTTATATTTGTCAGTCATAATCATAATTGATTTTAATGTTTTTTGGAAGCCCATCTTTGCTCTAATTTGATCTATCAAGTAAACATTAGCACCAAGTTTGCCCCATAGCTGCCCTACAACATAACTAGATGTCTTTTTATCTTTGAACGAGGCATCCCAAGATTGTATCACACAATCAAACTTTCTAGGCATAGTATAATAATATCTAAACCATTCTCGTTTGAATAAATTGCCTTCTCTTGCAGTTGGATTGCCTTGATATAATGCGTTCCAAAAATATGTGCCTAATGTATCTTTGATTTTAAG